TTCTTTAATTGAGCTTTTGTGAAATTACTATATCCTTCTTGAAGATCTAAATCAGTCTCTACTTCTTCAAGTTCTTTTAATAGTTCATTATAATATGAACCTATATCTTTAGCTACAGGACCGGTGATTTCACGAGCTTTTAAATAACTTGTAATATCAAAATCAGATTTTTTATTTTTGACAAAATCATCGATAGCACCTTCAATATCTTCAGAATACTGAATTGCTAATTCATGGGTTTTATCTACTTTAATCTTAGGTTCTACTTTAGTAGTAACTAAAATGTCTGGTTCTTTAACTAAACTGTAAATCTCAATCAACCTTTTAATTGTATCTTCAATATAATTTGAATGTACATCTTCGAGATATTCTTCTCTAAGTTTTAAACGACATAAAACACCGAGAGATCTTATTTCCGAATCAGAAGCTTTATTAATAGTAGGGACTAATTTCTTTCTTTCAGTTGAGATAAGATATTCATGAATATATGTTCTAGCTTGCTTAAAGTCTATATTAAGATTATACCAATTAGTTACATGAACCAGTGACATTTTATAATTGAAAGGATCTGTAGAAGGCTCATCTCCACCTTTAAATTTAGCTTCAATACTACGAACCTTGTCCCGTCTTTTTTCAGCTTTTGCTTTTTTACTCTCAACAAAAGAGTCTGACCGCTCGATTTTCTTAGTTGTTATAGCCATAATTGCTCCAATTTCAAAGTACCATTATATATCAAAAGCTGAAAAAAGTAAATAGTTACCAAGTGTAAAAAAGTGCACTTTTAAGTAATTGATTATATTATACTTTTTTTATTAAAAAGTGGGCTTTTTTCACTTTATGCTAATCCTATCACCCTTAAAATAAAAAAGTGTGCGCCTAACTGATTATTTTTATTTTATTAAATAGAATCAATACATTAGAGATCATTCGGTCTCAAGTAAAGACTCATAAAGATGTTGAAATTCTTCAGAGTCAGTTACTTGCTCATTATAGTTTTGCTTATGATATGCTCTTGCAATTTTGTTGATATGTTTCTTAGGTAACTCAAATTTATCAGCCAAATCTTCAACTATATCTTTAATGAGTTCCTTTTCAGCGTCAATTCTAGTAAAGGAATTGCTAATCTCAAATAAAGCATCTTTGATTTTTTTCTTGTCGACCGGATTGCTCACTACTAATGTCATATTATTTTCCTGATGTTGTTGATTGTTTAAAAATTAAAATTAGTACCAATGCTGCAAGGTAATTTTCAAGTGATGATTCTATTGCTAAACTTGGAAACAAGGTATTCAATGCCCATATTAATGATATAGGTGCAATTGATAATAATACTATTAAAACCAATACTAATGTCGCTGTTAATTTCATGATATTTTTACACCTTTTCTACTATAAAGTTTTTTGGATTTCACAATTTGCATCTTGAACCTTGGAGTTCTTAATGCTTTTGCTACTGGACTTCTCATTTTTTGAACCTCTCTAATCTATTTGAAAACCAATCGCAAATATCGACTAGCGTTAATGTTGCTAAACCCATTACACACGCAATTACAACAAAATACTGCACAAATTCTAACATAGTTATTTAACCTCTTTCACATTAACTTTCTTAAAATCAGAAAGTGTATAACCACAATCTATAACATTTTCCATTGCTAAAGCAATTGCTTTTGCTTTATTACCTGCGATAATATCTAGTACTGAAAATGTTCCTTTTGGTTTTAATTGAATATCTACTCTGTATTTCATAATATATAATTTCCTCATTTATTTAATTTATGAGTCTATTATATATTAGTTTACATTATTGTAAACGTTTATTTTTAACCAATAAGGAAATAGACTGTTTCCTAGGGAGAAATAATAAGGACTTTATCTCGTATATGATTACCATGCACACGAATCATTATATTATTATTATAATAATCATTTGATTCTAATACATTGCGAAGAATTTGTTCCTTTGCTTCTAAATAAGAACATGCAGCTTTTGATGAGCAGAAATATATTATTTCGCGTTTGAATTTATCTTGACCTAATGTAGATACATCCAAAGATAGTTCAATACTAGATCCATAATAATCTAGCCAATCTGAATCTACCTTTGATTTAATCTTCTTCTTTTTCTTTTCGCCGGTCTTTAAAGTAATAGTTTTTGTTTTTGTTTTTGAAAACTTAGCGGATTTCTTGCCTACATATTTACGACCTGAAGGTATACAAGTTATTAAATATACAAAACCTATACAATTATCAGGTAACTCAGTTATCTCAACATCCTTGTAATACCAAGTCATTAATAATAGTCATCCGTGTCGTCTTCTAATATATCTGCTCCACATACTGGACAATATACAATTTCTTCTAAACTTATATCTTTAGATATAATCACTATTTTGCCTTCAGTTTCACATGATTTACATTCAAATGTTTTTGATGTTGCCATTTCTATCCTTATTTAATTTAATTTAATTGGTTTACAATATGGTAAACCAATTTACAATTTGTAAAACTTTATTTATCCATGACAACTAGTACATTCACCTTTACTAACATTTACTCCTGATTCACTACGTATATAGTATAGACTCTTTATATATGGATCAAGAAATGCCAGTTTATGTACTTCAGAAATATATTCTTCATTTTCATCAGCACTAAAGAACAAATTAATAGATTGTGCTTGATCTATATATCTTTGTCTACCTGAAGCTAAACGAATAATTTGTTTTTGGTCAATTTCAAATGCAGTTTTAAATACTGATTTCTCATCTTCATTCAACCATTCAACATGTTGTACTGAACCATTATGACTAATAATATCTTTTATAGTATCTTGTGAATATACATCTTTATCTTTCATTACTTTTAATAAAGATGGATTGACTCTTTCCATTTTACCTGCCGATGTATTTTGTACATATGCATTCTTATAGATTGGTTCAATGCCTTGACTAACAGAACCACATATCAATGCTGAACTTAGATTAGGTGCTATAGCAATTCTATGTGTATTTCTAACACCATAACCTTTACACCAGAATGGTTCTCCCCATTCTTTTGCCATCCATTGACTTGCTCTTAATGTTTCATCGTGAAGATGTTTAAAGATTTCAGTATTCTTGTAATAAGCATCCATTGATTCAAATGCAATCATATGATCCTGAAGGTAAGTATGGAATCCTAACATACCTAAACCAAGTGCTCTACTTTTCTTAGCAAAACGAACTACCTTTTCCATCCCTTGTGTTTTTGTACCAATCTCAATTAGGTCTTGATTTACACAATCTAGGAATACAGTTGCAACAAATACTGCATCAGTATCTTTCCATTGATCATAAAGACTAGCATTCATTGAAGATAACACACAAGAAAAGGTATGGTCTTCATCAGACATCAATTGAATTTCCGAGCAAAGATTACTCGCCTTTACAGTCAACCCTAAATCCTTATACATCTGTGGATTTTGTTTATTGACTTTGTCAATGAAATTAAAATATCCTTTACCTGTTACCATCTTTAACTTTAATGCTTTTTGGTATCTCTCAATAGCATCTTTATCACCTGTTTCTAATCTAGCAATAAATGCATCTGAAATATTCCAACCAATATTAGCATCATCTGGATTCTTATTAATATAGTTAACTAATTCATAAAAATCATTATGATCTATTTCAATATAACCTGCCCAAGCACCTCGTCTTTGAGAACCTTGACTAATATCTCTTGACATTTGCACAAAGTCTTTAAATACCGGCAATACACCGGAAGCAGCACCTTTAATGCCGGCAATCTTAGCACCTCTAGGTCTGATTGCTCCTAGATAACCGGATGTACCAAATCCATTTTTTGATAGAACTGCAGCTTCTTGTTGAGCACCGTAAAATGAATAAACAGAATCTTCAAGGAATCCACCTGAACAAGATACTGGACATCCAATTCCTGTACCCATATTAGATAATACAGGAGTAGAAGCCGCCAGGTAACCATTCCATAATAGATTAAAGAACTTATTTTCCCATAATATTTGATTTGATGTATACCTTGCAGCATGTGAAGCTACGCGGGTATAGACAGATTTCAAATCTGGATAATCTTTTGAAAGATAATTCTCTTTTAACATTTGATATGCGGGTGTTGTTACCCATTCAGGTAATGTGCCTTCAGACTGGAGTTGTCTACGTTCTTCTCCTAATTCATCGTATATACTTTTAAATTTTACCATCATTCCACCAATAAAGTTTGTTTCTCACTAATTTCGCCTAGACCTTCATCTAACTTATCCAGTTGTTCTTTTAATTCTTGTCTTCTTTTAGGATCAGTTGCCTTTGCTAGTTCCATTCTTAAATATCTTACTTGTGCGTCTTCTATCATTTTTAATTGCTCGGTTACCATTGGAATTTGCCTTCTGACCATGCTCTATTATAATCATTGCCAGTGGATGAAAAGAAATCGTGTAATGTGCTTGATTCTAAATCACGATAGAACCAATCTGCTATAGGATTATATGACGGTTTAAATATCATTTTATACCCTAGATTTTTAAGACATGTATCTAGTCTTGATTCAACAAAGTTTTTTAATTGATTTTCTGTAATACCTTTAATATGTCCTTTTTCAAATATCTTATCTATAATAATTGTTTCATGCTCGAGAATAACTTTTGTAGTATCTTCAAGTTCAGTTCTTAATTCTAATAATGCTTCTTCTGATATAGCTCCAACGTCAAGTGCTTCTTTCAATAGAGTCCTAAATAACCATGCACCTGCCTGACTATGTAGTGTTTCATCTATAGCAGAAAAGTTAATACCTGCATTAATGTTTATAAGTTTATTCTTGCCAACATTATTGAAGTGTTTAAGAAAAGCAAATGAACTGTATAATATAGCACCCTCAATCATTGAAAAGATACCTATCGACTTAAGAATATTATATACAGAATCTCTTTTTTCTACTCGTTTCCCTATCCATTCCATTCTATTCTTTAAAACTTCATCGTTCAAATAATCATTATAAAATTCATCAGTATCTAAACCTAGAATTTCATTAATCTTATTATAGAATGGAGCATGCACTCCAATTTCCATAAATGCAAAGGTTGTAGCCATTCTTTGAATATCAGGTCTTTGGAATATTTTACCTACATAATTCTGCCAATAATCATTACCAACTGATAATTCATAAATGGTAAACAATTTCAAGGTAGATATAACACCATGGTATTCTGCTTCTGTGAAATTAGTCTTTAAATCATGCAAGTCTTTTTCTACTTCAATTTCATCCGGTAACCAAAATATTTCTG